CATCTTCTTAGCATCGGCTCCTGTCTTAGATAGGATACCAACCCTTGCATCTTTTGCAAGTGTTCCTATGTTGACACACTCAGAGGATGACATATAGGAGAAACCGGAACGTCTAATCTTTAAGTAAGTCATTCCAAAACTTCTCTTGTCAGCCTTACACGCTTCCCAAAAAATCCAAAATATTCTATTGGCTTCCCTAAAGTCAGGGTATCCAACATCTATACTTGACCACTGAAGGTATATATAGTGAGAACCTGTAATGTAGGTTTTGACTCCGTTATTCATAAACCACACCCCATCTTCTCTTCTATCAAATTCATTCTCAATATAATCCACCCACCTGTCTTTAAAAGCAGTAGGCATTTCATTCCATTGAAATATGGATTTTATTTTTGAAAGCTGTTTTGGAATCTCATGTCTTTCCCAATACTGATGTTGTTTATCTTTGTGTCTTTGAAGACACTCTTTGGGAGTAAGAGGTAAACCTATTTTTAAACCGGAAATCTCTATAACATCTCCAAGCTTTCCTGTTTTAGATATAATAACTAAATCATACTTTTCATTATAGCCATACACCCAACTACTATTCCTATTCTTGTTAGTAATAACATTCTTAGGAACATAATTAGGTACTACCCTGTATAATTTATTTTGACCTACGTTCTGCAAATCCTTGGTTTGTATGTTTTATATTGCCTCCTTTTTCTAATAACTCTAAAGCTTCTTTCTCACTTTCTATTCTATTAAGTATTTCAAATGCATCAAATATAGCAAGCTTCTTAGTTGCTGCTGCATTCTTTAATCTATCAGCAGCCAACTCATCGTCAGTGTCAAGCTTAATGATATCTTCTTTTGCAACTTTAATTAGTTGCTTTACAGCACGCATACCTGCTTCTATAATTTGTTTCTTTAATTCGTTTGATGTCATAATACAGCAACTATATTATTAGTAAACATTCTAAATAACTTCTCACCATCTACCGTAAACTCATACTCGCTTTCAGGCTGAAATATAATTTCACACCCTGTATTAATCCCAATACTTTCAAGTTGACTATTGGAATATTTTATCACCCCATGAAGAGGCTCTTCTTTTATTCCTTTATAAAGATAGGAATCTTTAACGCTAGTAGGTTCAACAAAACAATACTTTCCTACAGAGTTCCAACCATCTTTATTTTTATACATATAAAATTGTTGGTCATCTATAAAAAATAAATCATCCTTAAAAAAACTTTTACCACTTTTTCTTCTACCACGCATATCATTGTAAAACTTAAATACGTTGTGGTGAACTAAAAGTATATCTCCTTTTTCAATAGGACCATTATAGCCTATAGGTGTTTCAACAACCTCTGCTTCTCTATTAGATGCTTTGTGGTTTTCTTCTGAAGTATTAATTATTATTTCTAATCCGGCAATGTCTTTTGTATTGTTATACCTTTTACCATTGACTGCACGAACTATAAAATCCGTTGGTGATTTCATTAAATAAAATTTATATTATATTCGATTGACACAGGAACTGTGCTGCTAAAAGACTTCCAAAGAAAAACTTCTTCGTCTTCATTCTCTATGTATATTAGAAAATTATTATTATTTGAATCTTGTGTTATTCGGTGAATTGTATAGTTACCACCTAATACTACTTGATTAATTAAATAATGCATCGCTCCTGATTTATAATCAGGACCTACTGAAATTTTTCTAATATCCATTATATTTTATTTTTTTGGAATCGTAACGTCTCCTGTCTTTATATCTATAACAGCATCCACTCCGTATTTCTCAATTAAGTCTGACTCTACTTTACTTAGTGAAGATTTATGCTCGTCTAACTTTTGAAGTAATCCGTACTTTATAATCTCTATATCAGCTATTTCGTTTTTTAATTTTAAAAACTTAGTGTTAATAGCTCTGATGTTTTCTAATTCTTCTTTACCTAATTTCATTTTGATTGTTATTTGATTACCACATTGAACTTATGTTCTCGTACTCTTTTCTAGCATTAAAGCTAGGACAGTCTTTATTTGAAAAATCTCTATGACCGTATATTTCTATTGATGGATATCTTATTTTATAAAACTCCAACATATCTACTAAAGCAGATTTTTGTTCATCTGTTCTAGTGTCTCCATCTTTCCCACCTACATAGGCTATTCCTATAGAATTTTTGTTATGACCTTTGCAATGTGCTCCTACTTTTTCAATAGGTCTTCCTTCGTGAACGCTTCCATCTAGTGAAATTACTATATGGTATCCAATATCTGACCAACCTCTTTCTTTAACGTGCCATCTTCTTATCTCATCTACTGAGACATCTCTCCCTTCAGGAGTATCAGTGCAATGAACTATTATTTTATCTATTTCCCTAATGGCTATTTGTCTTTATTTAACAAGTACCATTTTTGAATTGTATACCCAATGGTTACTGCTAATAATAATATTTTTAATATTACATCAATATTTGTAAGAGACATAGCAAAACCCGCTAAACTCAAACTATATAATTTTATGTCTCCCATATCAATCATTACTACTTATATAATTAATAATTAAAGAGTCGTTCCAAGTGTTGTTTTGTGTATATTTCATATTAAGGCATTATTCCACTTTGGTTATAAAAATAAACTGCATCAACTTCTAGTTTAATATCATCCGAAGATCCACCTGTGATTGTTAAATAGTTTTGGTTTTGCATACTTCCATATCTTCCCATTCCTCTTGAAAGTAAAAGAGACAGTGGCACTTCAATAACTTGCCATTCACTTGTTCCAAATTCAATATTAAAATCTGCAGACCCCGGAGAGTTTACATCTTTAACTGTAAATTGACCTTCTGAAGAATTAATACCTCCAACACCAACTGTAAATCTATTTGCTGATGGTTGTGTTTCTTGAATCCTTAGAGCCATGTGAAAAACACTATTACCTGATGGACCAAAACTTAGAGATTCACCCGATACATACATACCTAATCCCCACCAATCGTTTAGATTAGATGTTGTTTGAAATGTCAACCAACCTGATTCAGAAGTTCCATAAAAACTTCTTGAGCCTGCAGGCGGAGTATAACTAGTTAATTTTTGAAAAAAATTTAAAACTCTAGTACTATCATTCAGCCAAAACTCTCCATCAATTCTTCCTCTAAGAAAGTCACCACCCATTTGCTCTAAGATGTAAACATAGTAATCGTTCTTAAACATCTCTTCACCTATCGACCAAGTGTTCGAGTTTAATCCAATACCTGCACCTGTTCCTACACCTGCTGACATATTACCAAAGAGCTATAATAGAACCTGCTGTAGTTCCTGTTGCGTAAACTTGTAATACTTGAACAGGCAAAAAAGTTCCTGTTGGAACTCCTGTAAACACAACTGTGTCTCCACCTGCTGTTTTTACCTTTAAGTTTCCTGCAAGACCTATGTACAGTATACATCCATTGTTACCTCTTCCATTTTCAGAAGAGATACTTGGAATCTCTAGTGTGTCACTAGGAGTTACATCTGCAGCTCTACTAGTTTGTAATTTTTGATATGCCATTATTGTATATTTTTATTCGTTAGTTTCTTCCGGAGTTTCAAATTGTTTCATTAGTCTTTCATGTTCAGCTTCTAAAAAAACTCCATAAGCTTCTTTTAATTCTTCTGTCCAAAGTTCTTTTGCTATATCTGCAACAATACCTTCTAATGAATCAATGTCCTTATCAGGGGTTGCAACATAACGAAAGTTTTTTCCATTTTCTACTTCAAGAACCTCTAATATATTATAGCTGTCTTTTAATACGTTTACTTTTATTGTCTTTGCCATTTTTTGTATTTTGTTTTTTAACTGCTTTGTCTTACGTATGTAACCGTTCCTGATACTAAAAATAATGCTGCGTAGCTTGAGATGTCAGTATCCGTAATAGGGAGTGTGGTAGGTGGAGCACCTGATGTTTGCCTGTAGGACCAAGCAGTCCCATTACTTCCAACTGTCTCTCCCCCATTTAAGTTATTAGTCTTCGAAATGTTTCTGTTATAACCAATTGAATGAACGTATGGATAATTTGGACTTAAAACAGAAGGAAAACTAAAAGGTAGTGTGATATAGGGGATTAATGTTGCTCCCGGAGCTTTACTTATACTCCAAGTAGTTATTTTTATACTATAACTAACGGTTACAATATTGTTAATTACGGTATAATATCCCCAACGAGTACCATAAGTTATAGAAGAAAAAGAACCCATTCCCGACAAACTCAGCTCAGGAGTAAAAAATCCTGACTCAGGTCCTGCAGGTGCAGGTACTAAATCTATAATCTCTTGAACACTTACAGCGTCTCTTCCTGAGTTAGCTAAGGCTGACCCCAAGTTTTTTGTTGGGATATTGTCACTTACAACGTGAATTTTGTCTGTTAAATTTATTGCCATTTTTTTTTGTTTTATTCTTTTAAGTATGGAAACTTTCTGTTAAGAGAGTCTCTTCTAGCTGCACATCCACAGGACTTTCCTGTAACCTCTGCAACCTTTTCAACAACAGCTTTTACACCTGTCGCCTTTGTTATTTTTTCAATTGTGTCTCCTAGACCTCTAGATTTCTTTACCGTTCCCATTTTATTTTATTTTACAATTACAAGTTTTTAAACTACAATCACAAATCTTATTTGAAATGTTTACTTTCAATCTGTCTAGTAAACCGTTCCATTTTTTAGAATTAGATATGTTAAATTTAATAATTTTTTTCCCTAATTCAATAAACAATTTTCCCATATTTTTCTACAAAGATAATAATATATTTTTTAATACTTCCCTCTTTTACTTGCAGGGGAACTTTTAGTAGAACCACCCTTACCTGCCCATAGTTTTTTACATGACCAATAACGTGCACTTAACTTGTTAGTAGCTGTATCACACTTATGTCTAGCCTTAAAAGATTTACGTGCAGCAGCACTGTAGTTGTGCCCATAACCTGACGCACCAAAGTGTATTAGCTTTTCTTTACCACCACTACAAGCTTTAACCATTTTTTTCTTTCCTGCTCTGTCGCTTTTTTTTACAACATTGCATTTCATTCTAGACTTGTCTGCCATATTAATACATTTTCTTTTTAACTACTTTCTTACCTATTTTCTTAGCGTAAGCTTTTGCTGCTTTTTTTCCTTTTTCTGTATAAGAGAATTTCTTTTTTCCTACTGTTGGCATAATATTATTTATTACGTTTTAATGATGATGTTTTTTTACCCATGCCGACTCTTTTCTTTTCGGCTACCGCTTTCTTCTTTTCAGAAGATGACATTTCCTTCCAAGTCTTAGGAGTACCACCACTAACTCTTTTGCTAGGTCTACACTTTTTAACTGACTTGTTTTTAGAAGAACCGCAAGGATTACCTTTTTCGTCTGTCCATTTCTCTTTGAACCAACGCTTAAGGTTAGCTCCTTGTTTTGTTTTTCTTACAGCCATTACTTTTTGGATTTAGCTTTTCTGCACTTGGCAATAGCTCCACTAGCATAAGCTGATGGAAAAACTTTATACGATTTCTTCACCTTGTAGTAACAAGAATCTTTATTGCTTTTTTTTCTTTTCATTGAATTGATTTCCTAAACCTGTTGCCAAACCTGCCAAACCTGCCAAACCTGCTATTTTTACCTCAGCAACTTTCTGATTTTTCTTTTTAGCAGCTTTAATAAGTTTTTCAATATCCTTATTCTTCATAGGGATTTTTTCTTTGTCCATATTTTTCATCTTAAAATATTTAGTACTTTTGTACAAAGATACAAATTTAATTTAATGTTATATAAACATACACCCTCTTCAGATTATTTGAAGTATTGGAAAGTAATCCGTTACTTTATAAAGGCTAAGTACAAGGTTTCAACAGGAGAGCTTGATATGCTGTTATTCCTTTACTCGGAAAACTATTTTGATAAAGATAAATTCTCAGAGTACAATGAGATTTTTAGTTGGAACGAAAAGCGTTTTGACGAACTAAAAGCAAAAGGTTGGATTGAGGTCTTTCGACCAAGAGATTATAAGAGAAAGAAAAAAGCCATATACACTTTGTCTTACAAAACAAAGCGTATGATTGGCTCTATGTATAAAAAATTAAGTGGGGAAGAAATCCCTGAGAGTCCTAGTGCAAACCCTATATTCTTAAAGAACGTATCCTATACAGATAAAGTATATAAGAATATGATTATAGAAATGAATAAGTTTATAAAACAACAACGACATCTCTCTCAAGAATAATCGTGTGCTGCTCATCATTTAGTATCATAGTAAATCCTGCGTGTGCATCGTAATAGATTACGTCACCTTCTTTGATTACTGAAACCTCAGTACCGGGTTTTACTACCTTACCTTTCTTGTATCTCATCTCACCAACATCGGCTGCGGATAATAACAATCCGGAGGAAGTCTTTACCTCCTCCTCGATTGTCTTGATTGCAATATATTTATTAATTGGTTTCATATTACTTTACAATTTTTATATATATAAATCTAGTTGCAAATACTAAAAACAATAATCCAATAATAGGGCTATCAATAATTTTGCAGAAAGCAATAACATTTTTAGTTAAGCCAAACATTGAACCAATTGTAAATCCAATTGCAAATGATATTAGTACGTGACAAATTTTTGCCAAAATAAAAGCAAGTAGTCCTGCCCAAAATCCTTTTTTTAATCCTTTTGTAAATTCTCCCATTTTTTTATCTATTTGATTTATTAAATCTTCTTTTACTATCATAACTACTCAGTGTCATAAGTTCGTGCCATTGTAATAATAGCATTCGTACTAAGTAATGTAACCGCTACAGATACTGCATTTTGTAGTGCACTCTTTGTAACTTTCATTGGGTCTATCACACCCATCCTTATCATGTTACCAAACTTCTCACTAGCAACATTGTATCCTTCTCCAAACTTTATATCCCACTCAGGGTACACATCATTAATGTGATATCCCGCATTATCAAGAATCTGCATAACAGGTGCTTGCAATGCGTTACCTAAAATTGCGTAAGCAATTTTTTTATTTTTATCGTCAGTTTGTTTTTTCAGAATCTCTTGACCGATATACATTAGCGACACACCTCCTCCCGGAAGTATACCTTCTTGCATTGCAGAACGTACTGCACACACAGCATCGTCAATCCTGTCAAACAACTCTTTCTGCTCTAGGTCTGTCTGACCACCAACTTTAATTACACCAACACCACCTGTCAATGAAGCGATACGTGACAAGATAAACTCTTTGTCAGCAACTCTACTTGTGTTCTCGTAGCTATCCCATAGTTGTTTTACTCTCTCGTCAATCTCATCTGAGTGATTGTCGTCTTTTAAAATCACAGTCTGTGACTTTTCTACAATAACCTTTGGTGCGTGACCTAAATCATCAAACCCCATTAGTGACAAATCATCACCTGTCTTTTCTGAAAAGTATGTAGCTCCTACCGAGATGGCGATATCTTGCATTAATTCGTGTTGTTTATATCCGAACTGCGGGGGAGTTATACTACATATCTTCAAGTTGTTTTTCATAACGTTAGCCGCCAATGTGTTTAGCACATTAGTTGCACACGGTGCAATAAGAAGAAGCTTCTTGTTCTCAGCAATGATTGGTTTAAGTACATTCTCAATCTGAAGTATGTTTGTTATCTCAGCATCAGATACCAAGATATGAACATCCTCTAAGATACACTCGTCTTTCTTTTGGTTGTTAATGAACAAAGGAGAAGAGTAACCTCTCTCTACCATAAGACCTTTGGTTGTGGTGTAAGTTGTCTCTGAACTGTCAGATTTCTCTACCGTTACAATCCCATCCTTACCGACCGACTTGTATACGTCAGATATAATACGACCTACCTTAGCGTCATTGTTCGCAGAGATAGTCGCAACGTCAAGTAACTTTGAGTCAGTTACACTCTTGCTTTTCTTTTTCAATGTCTTTACGACCTGCTCAGTCTCACTAACAAGCTCACGTAGAACCTGCGTGTTGTTTACACCATCACCAAGATGAATGTGACCCTGCTCGACAAGAGCCTCGGTAAGCACAATAGCTGTAGTCGTTCCATCACCGGCAGAGCTAGCTGTTCTATCAGCAGCCTCTTTCATAATACGTACCGCAAGATTCTCAACCGGGTCTAACAAGTCAACCGCCTTAGCGACCGTAACTCCATCCTTAGTTACCGTGATTCCTCCTGTGTGATGTTGTGATTCAATAAGAACTGTATTACCTCTAGGACCGAGGGTGCTCTTTACTGCGTTAGCAATCTTTTCGATTCCGGCTTTTAGTTTAACTCTACCATCTTCACCGAACTTTAAGTCTTTAGGGGTGAACCCCATTTGATTATTCATAAGTATTAGATTTGATTTATTTGACAAAGATAGTATTTTTTATTTAATACATCAAATGTAATAATGCACAAAATAACATCTCCTATAGAGAGAGAGAGAGAAACTCTATTTATATATTTCTTACTGTATAATTCTCTTTTAATATCTACATTTTCAACACTAATACTGATAATCAAATAGTTAGCTATAAAAAATCTACATAGAATCTACACTAAGTCTACACAATAGGAATATTTACTGCATAAAAAAAGGGCTGACCTAAATCAAACCCTTTTCCTAACTATCAAACAAACTATATGAAAGAACAAATATATAAAAAATAAATGTAAGTCAAAAATATTTATTAGATATATGTAGTATTTGGGTTATATACCGCTGCACGTGACGACACCCCAATCCGAAAACGATTTTTTTTTGCGAGCGATTTTGCTTTTTCAATCGGTGCATCCCAATTTTTTTAGCTTTTTTCCACAGCCATCCACAGCACACTGTAGCTGTAGCTGTGCTACGTATCACGTTATACGGTGAAGTTTCCCTTATAATGCTGTTGTTGTGTCTTTGAAGACACATTGTAAAACTCTACAGACAAGTAGAGACAAAGCATAGCCCCTAGCCCATAGACATTTTACCTAAACAAATGTACGTGAGCAGACATTACGCAATCCCTTGACTGCAAAGAAATAGACAGCAAATGCACAATACAACGACAGAAAACGTATTCAAAACTTGCACAGAACGTAGAAATAGACTATTTTTACACCATGGATAGACTATGTCACATCAACAAATACGCTAACTCGCTGACAATCAGCGTTTTACACAGCAATGAAGTGCAAAGTTCTAGTCATATCGGCAATATTGCCATCTAATCATCTAAAAACCAACAAGATGAGAAATTTATTAAGTATTGAAAGTGCATTGTTCAACGAAGTATCTGTAGCAAATCAGATAGGTGGAAGTTTAAGAGACATCGAGTCTCTAATTAGCGGTGTAGCTGATGCCAAGAAAGTGAAATTTGAGAAATCACTACAGCTAAGTGAGATTGTAGTTAAATCTTGGGGTTGGTTCAACTCAGCACAAGGAAAAGCACAGATGGATGACTATGGTGT